CATCGGCTCCCCTGTGCTCTATCTGGGGCTTGAGGCGGGCAAGGTCAAGCAGCTGCGCGCCGCCAAAGAGGGGGTCGAGATCGAGCTCGAAATTGATGGTGTTTATGCCCCTCTGCTCTCACAGCTTCCGCAATTTTGGAAAAAACCGGCACTGGATGCCCGGGTGCGGGTCGATGGTGTGCAGGTGAAGGTGGGCAATCTGGCCACCTTGCTGCGCGGCGCCATCGAGTTCGATCGGCTGGGCTCCGGCCGCAGCAGTCACCAGCTGTTTGACAGCAAGGAGCAGGCAAAGGCGAACGTGCGCAGCCTCTCCCTGACCGCCGAGAGCAACCCGGGTCTGGGCATTGGCAGCCCGATCCGCTATCGCGGGGTCGACATCGGCAAGATTGAGCAGATCGAGCTGGAACCATCGTTGGGGCAAGTGATCTTCAAGGCCGAGCTGGATGGTCACTATGCCGGTCGTTTCTTGCAATCTGGCGCCCGCTTTACTCTGGTACAGGCCAAGCTGGGGCTGGGCGGCGTCGCTCACCTCGACACCCTGATCAAAGGGGCCTTTGTGGAGGCTCTGCCAGGTCAAGGGGCCGGCAAGGATCGCTTCCCCTTGAGTCAGAGTGGTCAGGTGGGCCTGGCCTTGACCCTCAAGAGCCCCTCGGTCAATGGCCTGAGCGTCGGCAGCCCCTTGCTGTTTCGTAAACTCATGGTGGGCAGTGTCACCGGGGTTACGCTGGCGCGCGATGGCAGTGAGGTGCTGATCGATGTGAGTGTCGACAAGGAATATGCCCATCTGGTGCGGGCCAACACCCGCTTCTGGAATGTCTCCGGGGTCAAGGCCGACATAGGCTTGACCGGGGGGACCATAGAGGTGGAAACCGTGCAGAGCCTGCTGGCGGGCGGCATCGCATTCAATACCCCAGAGCACGATATGGGGGCGACCGTCAAGGCTGGCCACAGCTACCCGCTGTATGGCAAGGCGGAGAAAGAGTGGCTGAAGTGGAGTCCCCGCATCCAGCCCTGAACGTCTCTCTTGTTCCAAGCCCGGCCCAGTGCCGGGCTTGTTCATTTTCCCCTTGCTCATTGCCCGTTAAGAATATTCCTAGCCGTGTGATAAGATGTCGCCCCTCTTTTTGGGTCAGCGAGACGGCACAGTGCACGACAATACCTATCTTCCCGATCACTTCTTGCACCATATTGCGGCCATCATGCCAGCGCACCTCACTATGGACTCTTTCGTAGCCAGTTGCCGGCGCCCACTGCGACGCAGTATTCGGGTAAATACGCTGAAGATCTCGGTACCCGCATTCTGCGAACTGATGCAACCGCTGGGCTGGCAGCTCGAGGCTGTGCCCTGGTGCGAGACCGGCTTCTGGCTGAGTCGCCGCGACGAGAGCGTGCCCCTTGGCAATACCGCAGAACACCTGAGCGGCCTCTTCTATATCCAGGAAGCGAGCTCCATGTTGCCGGTTACCGCGCTATTTGCCAGCGATCAGGTCAAGCGAGATGGCATGCTGCTGGACGCAGCCGCCGCCCCCGGCTCCAAGACTACCCAGATCGCGGCCTTGATGAACAACCAGGGCATGCTGGTTGCCAACGAATATTCCAGCAGCCGGCTCAAGGTGCTCAGCGCTAACATTCAGCGCTGTGGCGTGACCAATGTGGGCATGACCCACTTCGATGCCAAGGTGTTTGGCCAGTGGTTGCCGGAGACCTTCGACGCCATACTGCTCGATGCCCCCTGCTCCGGCGAAGGGACGGTGCGCAAGGATGAAGATGCCCTGCGCAACTGGAGCATAGCGAGCATCGACGAAATTGCTGCGGTGCAGCAAGGTCTGCTGGAGAGCGCCTTTCATGCCCTGAAACCCGGTGGCGTGCTGGTTTACTCCACTTGCACGTTGAGCGAGCAGGAGAACCAGGCGGTCTGTCAGTCCCTGTTGGACAAGTTTGGTGATGCCCTGAGCGTTGACTCGCTGGCCGACCTGTTCCCCCATGCACAGCTGGCCTGTACGCCCGAAGGATATCTGCACGTTTGGCCCCAGATCTTCGACAGTGAGGGATTTTTCGTCGCCAGATTGCGCAAGCATCACTCAGTGCCAAATACCATGTTCAAGCCGGGCAAACTCGGCAAGTTCCCCTTCTCGCCACTGCCCACCAAAGAGGCCGAGCCCATGTTGCGCGAGATTGAAGCCCATTTTGGCGTGGTACCACAGGGCCAGCTGTTTGGTCGCAATGACGAGATCTGGCTCTTTCCACTGTTATTTGAGCAGGTGCAGGGCAAGCTGCGTTTTGATCGCATCGGCATCAAGCTGGCTGAAACCTTCAAGAAAGGTTATCGCCTCACTCATGAGTGGGCGTTGGCCTATGGCGACAAGGCCACTCTGGGATGTATCGAACTCGACGGCGCCAATGCACGGGAGTTCATGATGGGGCGGGATGTCTGGCCTGAGCAGGAGGCTGGCTCGGGCGAGGTGATCGTGCGTTATCAGGGTCATACCCTGGGCATGGGGAAGTGGGTCGGCAGCCGGGTCAAGAATGCCCTGCCCCGCGAGTTGGTGCGCGACAACAATCTGTTCGGCGCCTGAGTGTGTGATGACTCGCGTCTGATCGAGTCTTAAAAACCCACACATCGGTTGAACTTTTGTGCGGATCTTGAAAAGCCTTGAGCCTTGTCTAAGCTTAAGGCTGTCCGAACACCAGTTAGCGCACGGCTCTGCAAGGAGCCAATTCCCCTATGCTAGGTACAAGAAATTCGTACCTGGCTTTTTTTATGTCCGCACTGTCTGTTTCCTGCCCCTCACTCGAGCGCCTCAGCCATCTCTTGCTCAACTTGGGGCTGGGATGACAGTTCATGTTGATAGAGCTGATCGATCGCCTGCTCGATGAGCGAGGCCTGGCTGTCTTCGAGATGCAACCCCAACTCCTGCAACCGCTCGGCGTGACGATTGCTTATCCAGCACTGCAACCTGGTGTGGGTTTCCTGTTTACGCTTCACATGTTGGCGTTGCCGCTCGGCATTGTTGTGTGGGACAGCCTCTTGGGCCTCATCCACGTTTATTTCCTGGCTCATATGACCTTGCAATGGTTTGCTTCAATGTTTGTTATCTCTAACGTGTTGATGACGGTTGTCTGAACAAGAGGGTTCTCCCCTCTCATCGGACACCTTGGCAACGCGCAATAAATATATCATCAGATCAACAAGATACAATTTAACATAAAAAATGCAAATGCGCGGTCATAAAGGGAGGCAGGTTAGCGCTCCCCATCGTCAGGCAAGCCACGGCCAGCGCGGCTTCCGTGCTTGCGGAGTACTTTTTTAAGATGCTGTACCAAGTCGCTTTTGCCTCCGGCGTCTTAGCTCTGACTGCGTTCAATGAGATAACTACTTCTTCAGGGTTAAGGCCTGCACCTTCCGCAAGAAAAATTGCAGTCTCATCAGTGAATTGCGCTCGTTCGTTGTTGATTGATGCTATGTAAGATGTCGTAAAACCCAAGTCTTTAGATACCTGAGTGTAAGTCGAGTAGTTTTTGGCCCTCATATAGGCCGCCATCAGTGTTTTAGAGTCCATTTGCTTATCCTCTCAGGTTTGTCAAATCAAGATTATCACACCTTCCATGTGTCTGTTTTCGTATGTTGTAAATAGTACGCACATGTCCTAAAACTCACATCAACTTACCATTCAGTGAGTACGGAACATGGAACGCCAGACCCTACAGCAACAAGTACCCGTTTACCACGTCTGCCAAGCCTGCGGCGGTGCCGGTTGTTCAGCTTGCTCCGACCTCTGCATCCTTGAGGGTGAAATCAACGACGAGCTTGGTCCCGACTTCCTCGACATCGATTTGGCTGATTGGGTTGATGAGTCGGGTGCGTTCCCTTACGAACGCCAGTCGCCGATAACTATTCCCGGCATCACATCAGGTCGGGAGTGCTGATCCATGGCAATCCAAGTTGCTGATGGCCGCCTCGGTTCGTCCATGACCTTCACCTCCTACGCCGCACAGCGCACCCTTGACGGTTCCCGTGCAGCTGTTATCTCTAAACCGCATCGCTCCCCTTCCCTCGCAGGTCTCAAAGGCGAGGAGTACCTTACCGCCCTTCGCAGCTCTGAGCCCTACATGGCCATGCTGCGCGAACAGTGGGCGCAAGATAACGGTGTGCAACTTGATGTTGCAACCAAATGGTGGCGCCCCCAAGTGGCCGCGCCCGTTGAAGTCGTTCGCGGCTCCCCTGCCCCGTTCAGTGCCGAGGCACAAGCCGACAAGTTCGCCGCCCTGCCCATCGGTGGCGCTGACGATGCCAAGTTACGGGAGCGCGTCGTGCTGCGTCACCCCGCCTGTGTAGGATGGTTCACTCATGTCTATCAATCGCGTAATGCGTTACTGGGCGTACAGTCTGCTAATGAGGCAGCACGGCGCCTTGATGAGTCTTTGTCTGTTCATGGTGAGCTTGGCGAGTTTCGTTACTCTGCCGACGATGACGGATTTGATACCTTTGCCCGTCGATTCGCTGAGCATACCGGACGTCTGGTTGCTACAAGACACCATGTGGTTGCTCTCCGGCTGGTTGTGGCACTGGCTCATCACTACGGGCTTAACCCTGTGGATACAATCACCGAAGAGCAGGCGGACGACCCCTATCCGACCCTTAATCGCTGGGCCGATATGGCATGGGTTCGCCGTCGCCTTCGCGGTGTGTCAGCTCACCGTCTATACGATGCCGCTAGAGAACATGCCCTTATCAGCGCAAGAATGGCTGCGTATACAACAGACCTCTCTGTGGCTCGCCGTGCTTTCCGCCTCGCTCGTAATGATGAAACCCTGTCAGCGCTTGTTGCGCACAATGTGGATGATGTTTTCGATGCCGTAGGCATGAAAGAGGCCGTCGATGCCAGCGTCAGCAACCGCACCAATCGCCGCGCCGAACTCATGACCAGACTGTCAGGTTTTGAGAAGTGTGCCAAAGAGCAACGCCATGTTGCAATTTTCCTCACGTTTACGTGCCCCAGCCGTTTCCACTCGGTGCACCGCAATGGCACCGCCAATCAGAACTGGATTGAGGCAGGCCGCCCGTCCGTTCGGGACGCTCAAGCGTGGCTCATCAACTGCTGGAACAACATCCGCAAACGCGCCGATGAAGCCGAGATAAAGCCTTACGGCTTCCGGTTCGCCGAGCCGCACCACGATGGCACCCCCCACTGGCATGCTGTGCTGTTCATGTCCACCCAGCAGGCCAAGCAGTACCTCAAGATTTGCCGCGAGCAGATGTTGGCCGACTCCGGCAACGAGCCTGGCGCAAAGCAGCACCGCTTTAAGGTCGTGTTTATCGACCCCCGTAAGGGCTCGGCCTGCGGCTACTGCTCCAAGTACGTGGCCAAGAACATCGACGGCTATGCAGTGGGCAAAGACCACGAAGCCGGCAAACGCGCCAAGGCCATCGACACCGCCGCCCGTGTTGACGCATGGAAATCAGACAACCGTATCCGCCAGTTCCAGCAAATCGGCGGCCCCTCCGTTACTGCGTGGCGTGAGCTCCGCCGCATCCGCACCGAACTCGATCAGGAAAACCCGATGCTGAAAGACCTGACCCCCGAGCAGCACTTCGCGCTCGAAAACGTCCGCAAAGCCGCTGATGCCGGTGATTGGGCCGCCTTCTGCTGTGCCATGGGTGGCGTTCAAGTTCGCCGCAATGACCAGACCGTGAAGGTCCACTACGGCATCCCAGAAGCCATGCAGATGCTGTGCGATGAGGACGGCGTTCTGCTGCGCACTCCGCGCACCAAGACCCAGTACGGCGACCGCGCCGCCCTTCGCGCCATGGGCCTGATGTTCTGTGACGTCTTCCTGCTGACCCGCGCCAAGGACTGGCTCATCACTTCCAAGGAGAAGTGGGAAGCGGCGTGTAAGAAGACCATGGAAGGCATCAACGACCAATTCGACGTGCTGCACGAGGAGAAGGTTTACCAGTTCATGGAATACGAAGCCTATGAAGCGATGCAGCAAATGGCCATTTGTGACCATCAGTCTCGCGTCTGGCTGCTGTATCCCGACAGCGACCGCCTCGCGGGGTCCCCTCTGGGGTGCGAGCCGGGCGGTGTCGGCTTGGACCCGTGTCTTTAACTGTCCTGTCTTTACCAAAACCCAAACAACCGGAGAAGCGAAATGGAAATTGTAGGAAACATCATGGATGCCGACGACATCGTACTGAGCACCCGTAAGCGCGGTGATACCGACATACAGGTCGGCACCTTCAAGTTTATGACCACCAAGCCCACCTCGGTGATTGAGGTCGGCCTCAGTGAGGATCAAGTTAAGGCGAACATGCACGTTGAACTGAAGGCCCTTGTCGGGGGCCGCATCACCCTTCAGCTCGAATACGTCGATAGCGCCTATGCCGGTGCACAGGGCCAGCACAAGCAGTTCAACGGCTTCCGCCTGTTCGCCCTCCCCAACAACGCCAAGAAGGCTTAACAGATGCGCTGCGTCCAGGTAACTGCCGAAGGCTTCTTGCAAGCCGTTGATGTGGCGCTTGACCAGTGCCAAGGCGCTTATCTGGTCGAGCAACAAGACATAGCCTCCATGGTCGCATGGCTCGACCCTGCAACCGTGGGCTATGGCACTTTGGTGGCACTTCTCGGTGCCTCCTTCACTGGTGTGATAACGGTCTACTACGCCTCATGGGCATGGGCTCGCGTCACTTCAATCATTGGAATGAGATAAGGAAAGTCACATGAATATGAACATGAAAAAAATGACCATCATCGCCGCCATGCTGCTGACCGCTGGCGTTGCTCATGCTGAAGGCCTCGACGTCACCGGCGTTCAGACTGCCGTTCTGGCTGCTGTTACGGCTCTGCTCGGCTTCGTTGCCGCTGTTGGTCTGGCTAAGGCCGGTCTGGGTGCGGCTATCTGGGGCTGGCGCAAAATCCAAGGTCTTGCCAGTAGCAAGTAACCTCATGTTGCACCCACAAGGGGCGGCCTGCGCCGTCCCTTTTTTATTGGAGAGGATGCCATGGTCTGGGCTCCCATAATGTTTATCACAGGGTTGGTGTTGGCTTATGCGCTCATATCAGGAAATAACTCGCGCCATTAGTGTGCGCTGGATAATCAGGAAGACGCTTCGAGCTGTAATATACTGCGTTAACCCGCTCAACTTCTTTAAAGTCCTCCTGCGTCTAATCAAATGGTTTCTTTACTTCGTGTTTGGCGCGGTCGCTATAGGTATGCTCACGCTCGCCGTTGGCAATTATGCAACGGCGGCTGAATGGACAGCCGCAACAAAGCCCACCACATTCGGTACGTGTAAAGACCCTTCTAACCGAGTCTTGGGCTCTCCGGTGACAATCGCCGATTGCGCTAAGTTGGTTACTAAATATCAGGATAACCCTAATAGGATATGTTCTGTTCCTGCTGTTGAACCGTCAGCGGGTCAGACTGTTGCTATTATGTGCACCAATAAACCCTACACTGATTTTGGTGGTGGTGGTTTTTGGAATGACAAGCTGGCTCAGGCCACATATACATGCCCGCCAGCCGGTAAACCAGAATTTACCTTTGGCCCGAAAGTTACTGAAAATGGCACTGTCTGTGAAAAGAAACCGGTTCAATGTTTGTTGGGCTCGGTAAAAGATACCAACACTATTACTGGCAAAGAATTTTGCAGGCCAATTTGTCAAGGCATTGCCGGAAACACATATGGCGAGCCATTAACCCCCGTAAAGTATTTTCAGTCAAATTTTGGTTCAGTCCAGATACAATGTTACGGCCAGTGTTCGATTCGCCCTGTAGGCGGCTCTGTTAGCGTCGACCCTAATCTTAAAATATGGGCAGCAGTCATACAGTTTACGGGTGAAAATTGCCCTATTCAGACGCAAGGCACCGAGGAAGAAACCTCTACGGCGGGAGCGAATACCCCTGTTACGCCCCCCAATTCGTCCGCCTCTACCGATGCAGCACAAAACCAGCTCCAGAACGCCGCCAGTAGCGCAGTTAGCAACCCAACATCCGGCGCAACCGGCACGGCCACACTAAACACGGTCGTTGATAAGTTGGCCGAGACTAGCAACAAAGAGATCAAGGCCAACAGTGAGCAGAACGCCGCCTTGGGTAACGTCATACAGCAAACCGCTAGGGATATTCAGACGTCCATCAAAGAGGCGCAGTTGTCGGCCTCACAGGGGGGCTCAGGGGCTGGTATTGGTCAAATACAGATGGCTAACGCCATCAAGGACGGCAACGCTTCCATGGGCACCAAGCTTGATGGCATCAAAGACGCTATCGAGGATTCCAAGGACGACAATCAGGGGCCGTTGCCTCCGGGTGATAGCACCATCAAGACGAACCCCGCCGATGTAAACCCGCACCCCAATGACTGGGCCTCGCGTAATTACAACACCGTCATGCAACAACATGTTGCAGCCATGAATGCGTTGCCGTTGTTCTCGGGCATAAGCGGATTCTTCAGGGTTGAAATGGGCGCCGGTACATGCCCTTCGTTCAGCATTGATGTTCCCCAGATTGCGGGTGTAGGTGGTGGCTCAATTGTGTTTGATGTGTTTTGCAATGCAGACCTGCAAAGGATATTTGAAATCATCGCGCTGTGCGTGAAGCTGTTAGGGCTTTATGTCGCGTTCAGAATCGCCCTGTTGGATTAAGGAGATAAAGCCATGGAACTGCTTAATTCGTTTAGGAACTGGCTCAGGGACATGATAGAGAGCTTCGTTCTCTGGATTGTCCATCTGTTTCAGGCAATCTTTCAGTGGTTCGAGGGGATGCTCCTCGATACGTTTGAAAAGATACTCACGGCAATTCGATTTGTGATAGCCAGCATCCCTTTGCCTGACTTCCTGCAATACAGCTTGCAAGACCTGTTTAACTACATCCCGAGTGATGTGGTGTATTTCCTTAATATGTCCGGTATCTCACAGGCGTTTCTGTTTATTTCCATGGGGGTCGCCTTCCGGCTGGTGCGCAAGGTCGCCACGTTGTTCCAGTGGTAAACAGCGTCTCTGTTTTATTATGTTAAGTAGGAACGTAACATGCTGATATTTCACGAGGGATTGCCGGGCAGTGGGAAAAGCTATGAGGCCCTAGTGTCGCATATTATCCCGAGGCTCAGGGATGGCCGCACGGTAGATGCCTATATTGAGGGCCTTAATTACGAGAAAATAGCTGAGCTGAGCGAGATAACGCTAGAGCAGTGTCAGGAACAGCTTAAACAGATTACCCGTGATCAGGTTCTGACCATCAATGAGCACGTCCGGGACAAAAGCTTGGTCATCATTGATGAGGCCCAAAACTTTTGGCCGTCAGGTCGGCAAAAGATGGCAGACCCGATCATCCAATTTGTCACCGAACACCGACACCGTGGCCTTGATATCGTCCTCATGGGACAGAACCTCAACGATGTGCACAGCCTCTGGCGTAACCGGATAGACCGCAAGTTCGTATTTATGAAGCTGGACGCGCTGGGGCAATCCAAGCGCTACTCGTGGGGCTCTTACAAGGGCTCGCTCAGGGCAGACGGCCAGCGCAGCCGTATCGAGTTCGAGAAGCTAACCGGCGGCATCAAGGTCTATGACCCTAAATACTTCGGCAGCTACGCCAGCACCACGTCTGAAGACAATGAAATGGGGGTCTATAAAGATGACCGGACCAACATATTCAAGTCGGCAAAGTTCAAGTACGGCCTTCCAATTGCCGGTGTCTTGCTTATTGGCGGCCTGTGGTTTGCCCTTGACCTGCTGTTCAACTTCAACGAGAACGTGGGCGCTGATGAACTGGTTAAGCAGTCACAGCAACAAGATGTTGCACCCTCCCCCACGTCACCTGGGCAGCCCACCGCCAAACCGGCGCACCCGCCCAAACCCAAGGTCGATGACCTGTTCACCCAGACCCTTGAGGGATACAAGCCCGTGCTCACCTCTCAGACGGTCGTCAATGGTGTGTTGCTTGATGCTTGGATCGAAGTGTGGGACGACAAGGACAATTCCATCATGATGTGGCGTTCGTCAGACCTGACCCAGCTCGGTTGGACGGTTGCCATGAAGACCTATGGTTTGGTCATCACCAAGGGCAAGGTCACTATGCTGATTCGTGAACGCAACATAGCACCACCGGGTAAGAGGGATAGCCTGACCTCTGGTGTTGCGGGGTCTGTTGAAAAGGCTTTGTAGTATTCACCCGTCCAAGTGTTATGCGTTCCTCTAAAGCGTCCTCCGGCGTCCCCGCCGCCTGCTTTTGCCAGTGCCCGAAGGCCCGCCGTGGTGCGCTGTCCGCCAGCAGCTCCACCGCTGGCCTTCGCGCACAACGGCGCTACCCCCGAGGACACCCCCACCAAAACGGGCGTCTCGTGTAGCTTTCTCTCGGCCCGTAGCCAAAACACTGACATGCAAAAAGAATGTGCAACATGATGTTGCATTTAATGTTGGTCATTCTATACTCAAGATATGCAACATGATGTTGCACTTTCTAGGGGGAGAGTATGGACAGCTTGAACTTGAACGCCGAGGAGTTGAGGGATTTTCGCCGGGTGCTGGACTGGTCACAGCAGCGCATGGCCGATGAGCTGGGCGTTGCGCGGAACACCATCAACCGCATGGAGAAAGGCCACATGGCCATTGAAATCCGCACCGCTCTAGCCGTGCGTTATCTGGCGTGGCACTTCAACAAGATTGAAAAAGTCACCGTCATTAAGCCTGCACCAGAGCACGTAAACGTGCAGTCCACCCCAGAACGCGGTGATGCAGAGAAACAGGTTGCACTTCCCTTGCCGGAGCCAAAGCAAGATTTGCCTGATCCTGCATTGTCTACGGCAGAGCAAGATTTGCCGGATCCTGCATTGTCCACGGCAGAGCAGGCTTGGGCGGTCTATATGCCGTTGCTCTCCGATTACAAGGGACATTTGCAACTCATGAAGCGTTTTCTGAAGTTTGCGGACTATGATGGTGGCTATTCGTATCTGTTCATGTTGCAGCTTTTGGAACGCCTCGCCAAGATGTCAGAAGGCCCTGAGCACGTACCATACGAGTGGACTAGCACTCTCGCCCTTCGTGATTACGCTCGCGAGCTCTACAAGGCCAATCCGCAATGGCACTGATGTATGGTCATCAGAGAACAGGGGCGGTAGCCCCTACAAGGCGCCCCACTACGTTAAGAGAAAATGACGTAGCCAGGCGCCGAAACACGCCCATCTAGACCAGAGTCGGGATCCCCCTTCCTCCTGCCAAACCGGCTTTTAAGGCTTCCGGCGTTTTGAGGTAGGTAAACGCCTTAGCGCTCCTAGGCTATTACCTGTAATACCGGTATTTCTTCCTTGGCGACTGCCACCGCTTGAAGGTTTCTGCGCCCATCATGTCGATCAGCTCCAGCCTTTGCCGGGTCATCTGTGAACCCGCCGGAGTGATGAGGTGGTATCCAGACATTCTCCATCCATGCCAGTACCGCTCGAAAATTGAGGGGAGTTCCCTTCCTGCTGCCATCCTCATGACCCGTTTACATATCGCGGGAATCTCTTTTCCCTCATCCCACAATGTGACCTCCATCACAGAAACAAAACATAGTTTTGCGGTTTCTTCCTTGTTAAATCCGCATTCAAACCAGCGAAAAATGAAGTTTTTGGTTATTGCTCTGTCCATGCTCTTCAAACCATCAAAAGCTGGCTTATTCCAGCGCGGCGTAGTTTGAGTCTTCATTTAACGTAATCTGTACAGTTGCGCGGAGTATCTGTTACAACAAGCCATCCAGCGCATGATCGGAGAATTTGTGGGCATCATCGAAATACTCCTGCAGGGTACGCATGTCCTTGTGGCGAGTCACCTCGATGATCTTGTTCATGGGCTTGCCAGCGGTGACTGCCGAGGTAATGAATCCTCGTCGCAGGCTGTGGCCACTGACGTAGAGATCGTCGATGGTTTGACCGGTTCGGCGCTTGATCATCAGGTTGATACCCTGGGGACCGAGTGGTTCTGTCATGAGTTGACCCCAGCGGTTCATCCGCCGAAACAGCGGCCCGTCGCTGATCCGGCTTTTGCGCAGCCAGTTCTGCAGTGCCGACACGGGACAATAGTGCTTGCCAGGGATCAGGGCTATCTCGGTTTCATGGAGCTGATGCTTGCTCGGTTTGAGGCGAAGGCGGATCCCCTGCCCCACAAAATCGAGATCGCTTACTTCAATTCGGGCCGCTTCCGAGCGGCGCAAGGCGCCACTGAACATCAAGAGCAGCAGGGTATGATCGCGCAGGCCCGCCAGAGCAGTAGTGTCGATGCCATCCAGCACCTGAGTCAATGGTTGCAGCGTCAGGGCGCCAGTTTTGCGTTTGCGGTTATCCCCCAACCTGACAATACCGCGCATCATCTCCTTGATTTCGGCATGTTCGGTCGGCATGGGATGGATGCCCTTCTGCTTGAAGGCATAGCGGATCCCCGCCAGACGTCTCACCAAGGTTGCAGGTTTTCGAGGTTCGCCGTTGCGCAGTTCCCCTTTGCCCTCCTCTTTATCCAGCCATACCCAGTCAGCCAATACCCCGTCGGCCTGATCAGCCAGAAAGTTCATGATGTCGTGATGGGTAGTTTGCAGCGGATCCAGCCCGTGCAATAGGCACCAGAAGACAAAAATACGGGTATCAGCCTGATAGGCATTGAGGGTGGAATCCGCTTTTGCACCGCGCAAAAAGCGGCGTGCCCGAGAATTTAGCTGGGCATCGAAGACGGTTTGCAGTGATTGGTATGCCGAGCCGGATAGGGTTGGATATGCCACAGAACGCTTTGATTCATATAAAGTTTAAATGGATCTTACAGGATCCACCCTAGACATCAAGTATCGATAATGAATATTATCGATACTTAAAAGATCCTGAATTAAACCTCATTGAACCTCCATGTTCTCCTGCCTAGCATCGTCTTGAATAAGCCTGCTTATAATAGGCTGATATTCATGTCAGTGAGAGATAACAGATGGCATTGG